GAAACTTTTTATGGAAAAACACTTTTACATCTAAGTTCCTATAATAATAATTATAAAGCGTTCAAGGAATTGCTAAGATTAGGGGCAAACCCTAATATTGCAGATTCTCTACATTGCACTACGCCATTAATCGAAGTTGCCTTATCTTTTGATGATAAGATTAAGTATGCAGAAGAACTTGTTAAATATAAGGCAGATGTTAATTATGTGGAATGTGATAGTGGAAAGGAGGAGCAAAAAACCAATGCCACTCCATTAATTGCTGCATCGGCAAATGGCCACCTCGATATTGCAAAGCTTTTGATTAAAAATGGAGCAAAAATTAACTATGTTAATTCTCATGGCGGTTACGCTCTATCAGCAGCATTGGGAAGCTATGATATCATGTTATACTTGTTACAGCATGGAGCAGATTGCAGTAAAATTTTGTACAAAAAAGGAGGAGCAGAAAATTTGCAGAACATTTATATGAAGATTGGATAGAAGATGAAGCAGATCATTCCGCAAAGGAGTATTCCGAGATAAGAGAGCTTTTGAAGAAAAAAGGATGTTTATAAATAAAAAAAGAATTAATTGTCTGTGAAATTCAGAAAAAAATATCCTAAAGACTTTCACAGGTTGGATATCTGGAAAAAAGAAATTTAACATTCCCAGTTAAAATCTTGGTTGATATAAACGGGCTTTTATATTGCCCGTCCTGAGCCAGTTTCTCACTCATCAGGCAATTTCCGTAAGGCAGAAAAAAGAATGAGGTGTTATCAATGCTTTGCGTTCCGGATGCATAGCTGACCACCTTTTCACCTTCCAACAGAAAACTGAACGGGTGCCAGTCCAAAATGATGCGGGATTTAAGGCTTGTTTTTTTTGATTCGTAGGAAAAAGCAGACACCTTCCTTTCCGGATCATTCTGTGCACTTAAGCCCTGTGGTAATACGAGTTCTTCCATAGCAACAAAATGTATTTCTAATTAAACGGATCTTTCTGAATTATGAATTTTGTTAAGATGCGCTTTGGCCATCCAAAGACTTCTTGACCGCAATCACATCCTGATCACCGTAATGAACGGCTGCTGATTGAAAGTCCTGTAATGCGAGGTTTCCCATATCCCTAAGAATATTCTCTTGTTTTGCCAGATTAAGGTCTTTGACAAGATGCTTCAGAGCAAAAGCAGCATTATAATTTCCGCTTATAAGGATATCGCCCTTGGCTTTTAAAAAGATATTGGAAAGGGCGCTGTTATTAAGCAACGTTAAAAACTTATCAAGCTCGATACCTTTAGACTCGGTTGCCAATAACGCTTCTGCGAACCCTTGAGTGATGATGGCCAGTAAACTGTTGATGATGAGTTTCAATTCATTTCCGGAACCTGACGGTCCAACGTATATTGACATTTTTCCCAAAGTATCAAAAAGAGGAGTTAACTCGTCAAATACTTTCTTGTCTCCTCCGCCCAGAATCACAAGCTGTCCTTGTTCGGCCTGCATAACGCTTCCTGATACCGGAGCGTCGATAAATGTTGCTCCCTTTTCATTTACAATTTCCGCAAGTGATCTGTTTATACCTGGCGATACCGTGCTCATATTGACGAATATCTTACCTGAAAGTTCTCCTTTAAGCAATCCGTCCGCGCCTGAAAAAATATCCTGTACAGCTTCACCATCAGAAACCATAATGAAAATGCAGTCACTTTTTGACAGAACCTCTAAAGGAGTTTGTACTGCTGACACGCCTAAATCTACGAGCTCAGCTGATTTTTCGATTGTACGAATTAAAAACCGTAACATGATGGTTTTGCTCCAGTAATCTTTTGACGATTGGTTTTCCCATCGTTCCTAAACCGATCCATCCTATATTCATTGCTATTTTATCTAAAAGGTGTTATTCTTTATTTTTAGGCTTATCAGCTCAAATAAACCAACAGTAAAGATAGAGGTTTTATTTGATAGAATAGAATGCTGAACGTTCGAAAAGTGTTGCCAGAAGTTCAGTGTTGTTTATATTTTGTTGAGTTTATACAACTTGGAATCTGTGGGCTAATTGAAAATTTTATAAAAAGTGACTTAATTGAACTTAGTTTAAAGATTGTTTAAGCATTAATTGCCATAATATTATACAACTGAGCATATAGTACATTTAAGTATATCAGTACCTTGAGTTAAGCAACTATATACTTTAGTGTACCAAATCAAAAAAAATAAAATTCTACATGATAAAATTCAATCTAAATTGTTTATATCTTGTTATAAACGTGATGTTTCGGATAAAAGTTATATCTGGTAAATTAAAGTATATCATCCCCTTAATCGAATAATAAAGTGCATAAATTCAGCGACACCAGAGCGTAATATCAGATCATTAGAAAACCTTGCAGAAGGACATATAACCAATAAGCTGGACAAAGGTATCTGAATATTGTCCGTACCACTTAATCTGTCGATATATTTATGTTAGTTAAGTACTGTGATACTAAAAATCTAGCCACCCTTTTGACCACCCTTTAAAATAAAATCCTCTGATAACAATAGTTTCAGAGGATTTTTTGTACCCAGGACCGGGATCGAACCGGTACTCCTAAGAACTGGTGTTTGAGACCAGTTTCTAAACTCTTTAAATTTTCAAACGTATTGATAACCAATTATTTAATATTTTGATTTTTACTAAAAACGGTGTAAATAAACACGTTTTTACACGTTTTTTTACACGATTGTTACAAGCGTAAAAGTACTAATAAATCAGTATTTCCACGCATTTTCACAGTTATTTTAATGAAAAATACCAAAGCATAAATAAATTAAAGCGCATAACCACAACCATGCGCACATTCCAATAACCTGCGTTTCAAAATCATCTGTTCTAAACAATAAGCACTCTCGAATAAAGTCTTTAAAAAATTTCATACTCAATTATAGGAAGAATTTGCGCGTATTAATTACGGTTTCCCGTAATAGTTAGAGTAATCGAAAAAAAATGTATGATTTATCAAAAAAAATTGTTAGAGGTATTGTTTTCTACAAATTCTATCCGTAACTTTACTGTAAAGCGGTTGGAAATGAAGCAGATAAAGCCGAAGAAATGCGCAGTATGTGGTGGAGAATTTGTTCCTTATCGAACAACTCAAAGGGTGTGTGGGACGACCTGCGCAATTTCTTTAGGTAAGTCAAATATTCAGAAGCAAAACGCTAAAGCTTGGCAGAAAGAGAAGAAGATCAGAAAGGAAAAGCTTAAAACCCATAAAGATTGGCTGAAAGATTTACAGGTGGTTTTTAATGAATTCATCCGGGAAAGAGACAAGAGCCTTCCGTGTATAAGCTGTGGAACAGTAAGTACAAGCATCAAATATGATGCAGGCCACTTTTTTTCGGTTGGGGCTTATCCTAATGTTCGATTTGACGAAGATAATGTTCATAAACAGTGTAGTAACAATTGTAACGTGCATAGATCCGGAAACATTCTGGAATACCGACCGCGATTGATTCAAAAGATTGGTCCCGTTCGGTTTGCGCAATTAGAAATGAGAGCGAGAAATTCAGTTTTAAAGCTATCCATTCCGGAAATAAAGATGAAGATTGAATATTACCGTAATAAAATTAAAGAAATGAAGAAAGATACAGTGATCGGGAAAGAATACGACGGTATTTAATGAAGAAATGATGTTTTAATTAACCAGGCACACATGCTGCGGAAGATGGGGGTTGAGTGGTGGACGATGATGTTGGGTGTCTGGTTTGTTTTTTAATGCATGATTTATGAGGAAGGATTTTAAGGAAAGGTATAGGTTGATAATTGAGCGAATTAAACAAGCTCCATGTACTTATGAGCAGATCAAAAACCATCTGTTGAAATCTGAAGAATTTCGAAAGTGCGAGATGACAAGTTATTCAATTAGAACTCTTCAGCGAGATATTGTAGAAATAGAAATAGAATTTGGTGTTGAGATAAAAAATAAAAGAAGAGATCCTAGATATTATATAAGTGATGCTAGCATATAGGTAGCGGGTTTTTAATTTAGGGAGCATGGAGAATATGACAGACGAACAAATTCTAAAGGAGTTTGCAAAAAGATTTAAAGATGACAGTATATAAAGTTTGCAAAAAAGGAGAATGTGACAACAAGCGTTACGAGGTAGATATTAAAGGTGGTAAAAAAATGTTTTGTTGTGAAAAAGGTTTTAAAACATCGTTAGAGAAGTTTACATTAAGCCTTAAAAAGCCAAAATAATGACCCTCGAAGAAATAAAAGCCAACTGGACCAAGACAGACGAACTAATCTACAAAACCCCTGAAATAAAGTATAAATCATTACAGGAGGCGAAAACAAAAGTGATCGCAAAAAATTAAAGCTATGGCAAAGAAGATTGAAGATAATGAAGGGAGAACGCCGGACGGTAAGTTTGCAGAGGGGAATCCTTTCGGGCGTCCTGCGAAATATGAAGATGAAGAATCTTTAGCCAATAAACTTATCGAATACTTTGAATGGATCAAAGGTGAATTCATTATTGAGCGAAAAATAACAAGTAAAACAACCGGTAAAGGTAAAGACGCTGTAACAACTACCGAAGATGAGCCGGTAAAGATATGGACCCGCTATCCTGAGGAACCAAGCATTACTGGTCTTGCAATTTTCCTCGGTTTTGAAAGCCGTCAATCTCTTTATGACTACGCAAAAAAAGATCCGTTTTCTTACATGATAAAAAAAGCCCTGCTTATTGTTGAGAATAATTATGAAAAAGGGCTATGGAGTGATAAGGTTGCGGGAGTTGTTTTTGCGCTTAAAAATATGGGCTGGGCCGATAAGACAGAGACCAAGTTAACCGGAGATCCTGACAACCCGCTGGAAGTAAAACAAACAAATATAGTCTTCACTCGTGGATTTGGTGATTCCAAATAAATTTGAGCCTTTATTTCAATGGCTAATGTATGAGAGAGGTGGCGACGATGAGGTGAAGCCGCCTTTTTCCGTTGCTATACTTACCGGGGGCCGGAACTCGTTCAAGTCATTCACGGCATCTGTATTGCTCGCTGAGGCAGTTTCAGCTTATAAGCACCGCATTCTGTACACGAGGTACACCATGACCTCAACTGAAGATTCGGTAATTCCCGAATTCAAGGAAAAGCTGGACCTGCTGAATTACGGGAATCGTTTCAATGTCAACAAGGACCGAATAATATATAAAGATGGAGAAGGGGAAGAATCAGAGACTACACCGAAGGTTGTTTTCAAGGGGATCAAGACGTCAGCCGGGAACCAGACCGCAAACCTTAAGTCTCTCAAAGGTTTTTCAATTTTCGTTTTGGAAGAGGCTGAGGAAATGCCATCTTTTTCAGAATGGGACAAAATAAGAAAATCAATAAGGGCAAAAGACGTTTTTAATCTTTGTATTCTTATTCTAAACCCAACTACAAAGGAACACTGGGTGCATAAAGAATTTTTCGAGGAACGCGGTATTCCTGATGGATGGAACGGTATAAAGGATGGCGTATGTTACATTCATACTACTTATTTGGATGGTCAACGTGATTGGATAGCTGATCATATCTATGAAGATTTCGAGAAAACCGAAAACGCGTATCACCAATATTTAGCAACACCACAAAAAGAAAGAGAACTACTTCCGGAGATAATAAAGAAAGGATATAATTACTATGCTCATACCGTTTTGGGTGGCTGGCTTGACAAGGCTGAAGGTGTTGTATTTACCGATTGGGTTATTGGACCGTATCAGGAAGTCAATTCAACGCTGCACGGTCAGGATTTCGGCTTTTCTGTTGACCCTACGACATTGGTCAGCGCGTCCATTGATAAGGCCCGGAAAAAGATATATCTGAGGGAGGAACTTTACAAAACACATCTTACAACAACGGATATTTATGAGGCAAACAAAAGGGTTGCCGGAACCCGAAAGGTATATGCTGATTCTGCTGAACCCCGGCTCATCGAGGAGCTTAGAAAGCGAGGAAATAATATCGAAGCCGTTGAAAAAGGACCGGGAAGCGTTTCCGCCGGAATTGCATTAATGCAGGATTATCAGCTCGTGATTGATCCGGAAAGCATAAACCTCATCAAAGAGCTAAACAACTATGTTTGGAGTGATAAAAAATCATGCGTTCCGGTTGACGCTTATAATCACCTTATTGATGCATGCCGGTACGCTTGTTATAAAGAACTCAAAACAACAAAGAAAGTCGACCTTAAGAAGCTCGGCAGAATGGTAGGATAAATAAAAAATACTATATATGGATTTTAAAGGATTAGATGCGGAAGAAATAGTAAAGAAGCTCGATAAGCTGCGGCCGAATTCAGACTATCTTACGAAAGCTGTTCTGCAGTACAATGTGGAAACACACGAGATTTTCACCAATACAACGAAATACCGTGATAAGATCGTGGAAACAGGAGAAGGGACAACTACAATTCCCATCAACAGAATTGGTTTTGCTATCCAGCAGATGATCGTCGATAAGATCGTTGCTTTCGGATTTGGAAAGCCTGTGTCTTATATTCCTACAGATGCGACTGTCTGGCCACTGGTTCAATCAGTGTTAGATCAAAATAAAAGTGTTTCTCTTACAAGGAATATTGCAAGACAAATATACGGAGCGACAAAAGCTGCCGAGATTTGGTATTTGACCCCAGAAGCGGACCGATTAAGAGTAAAGCAATTGCTCCCAACTGAAGGCGATGTGTTTTACCCTATTTTTGAGAATGGAGATATGACCGCTTTTGTCCGGGAAATTCTCGTTAAAGACGAAAATGACAAAGATGTCGAATACCGAGAAATTTACACCGCCGAGGAAAAGATTATACTGAAAAAAGAAACAGTCTGGGTAGAGGAAGCCATAGAAAAAAACGTTATTGGTAAAATCCCGGTAGTTTATGGATCACAAAAGAAAACCGAATGGGATATTGTGCAGCCGCTAATTGAACGTCTCGAAGAGCTTGCTTCCGGCCATGCAGAGATCAACGACTACCATGTGGCTCCGAAAATCAAAACTAAAGGGGAAATTACCGGATTTGCGAAAAAGGGCGAAAAAGGGGCGATTTTCGAGATGGAGAAAGATGCGGAGATGGATTACATGACCTGGAACAACAATACAGACTCCTATAAGCTAGAATTTGAAAACCTTTGGAATATCATCTTTAAACTTACACAAACCCCGGACATTTCCTTCGACAAACTAAAATCCATGGGCGCCATCTCCGGAGTAGCCGCACAATACTACTTCATGGATATTCACCTAAAAGTCGAAATGAAGCGTGAAATTTGGGATGATTACCTCACCCGCCGGATCAATATTATTAAAGCATTCCTGGCAAATGTTCTCAGCACGAAAGATGCGAAAAAACTGGAAGAATTGGAGGTTGATATTATCTATAATCCGTACATGATTAACGACATGAAAGAAAAGATCAGTACTTATTCTGACGCAACCGGCGGCCAGCAAATTATGAGTGTAGCAACCGCAATGCGAAATATCGGCATTGATGATCCGGAAGAGGAAATCAAACGAATTAGGGAAGAAAATGAATATGCAGCAGAAACTGAAAATTCAAACACTTTCGAGATATGACAACACTAAAAGCTTATAGAATTCTTTTTGTAAAATGTAGCCGCTTATTAAACGCAGTTCTAAATAAAATTATTTACTAAGATGAGTAATGCAAAAAGAATCAAGAAAAAGGGAGATCTAATACGAAGAAAGAACTTGGTGAAACCCTTACGAGTTATTCTGCGAATTAATACAAGGCCCTTATGTAAGGCTTTGAAGGAATTGAGCGAAGCAATTGAAAATGTAGCGAAAAGCGTGAAAGTATCATGAAAAAGAAAGTAGTAAAAATTCCTATCTATTTTGGTGATTTCATAATCATTCTGGATCCCGAACAGTGGAAGAATGTAAACGCTATTTATCAGCACCGACTGCAATGGAACCGGCCAGCCGATCAGACGGATGAAGCCTTTGTATTTAAAGACGAGTATCAAGGCTATACAAAATACATTGTTTGCTTTAAAGATCGTCCTAAAAACAGCGTAATTGCTCATTAATGCGTTCATCTCGTAAACAAGCTATTCAAAGACCGTGGCCAAGATCTGGATATTGAAAATGACGAATCGCAAGCTTATATGACAGGCTGGTTTTTTGACCAAATAGAAAAATTCTTCAATGGACTTCGACAAACAACATAGAAAAAGAGTTCAGCAATACCTTCGACGCGTAGAAAAACTATTCGACGAACTGATCCAAACTATTGTCTTTAAATCAGTGCCCCTTGAATTAAAAGAGGGGCTTTTCCAGTTCCGAAAATACCCTAAAATCACCAAATTCATCGAAGCTACATTGCTGCAGTTCAATAAAGACCTTCGGGAACTGCTTACCGTTTCCACAGGTGATAGCTGGACTTTAGCGAATCAGAAAAACGATCTCCTGAAACTAAACACACTGAAAAGTATTTCAAAACAAATCCCTTCCGAAGTGTTTAAACGGCTTTCCGAAGCTAAACAGCCCCGGAACCTCGAAGCCTTAAAAACTTTCCAAGAGCGGAAGATTGGTAAATTTACCATTTCGGATCGTGTATGGTCGATTACTCAGAATACAAAGAAGGAGCTTGAATTTGCGCTTGATTTGGGGCTTGCAGAAGGTAAAAGCGCGCAATCCTTAGCGAGAGAAGTTAAAAAGTATCTCAAAGATCCAGACCGGCTTTATCGCCGAGTACGTGATAAGCATGGAAACCTTACTTTAAGTAAAAACGCGAAAGCATATAAGCCCGGACAAGGAGTTTACCGTAGTAGTATGGCTAATGCAGTACGTTTAACCAAAGAAGAAAACAATCAGGCATACCGGGAAGCTGACCAGCTCCGGATCATGCAGAATAATGATATTGTCGGCTATCAAATCCAGTTAAGCAACGCTCATAAGATCGTTGATATTTGCGACGATTTAAAAGGATTCTACCCGAAAGCGTTCGTTTGGAAAGGTTGGCATATTGGGTGTATGTGTCAACGTTTCACAGTCCGGAAAACCGACAAAGAAATTATCGACGAGATCAACAAAGGCATAAACCTGCCGCCTGAAAGTTCTCAGAACTATATTGCCGATGTTCCGGAGGAATTCAAAACTTACATAGAGCAGAATAAGGAGAAAATGGATGCGTGGAAAAGTAAGCCATCTTTTATGGTAGATAACAAAACGTTTATCAAATAGATTTTTTACATTTGCTCTTATGATCTCCCATCAAGAACAAAAACTATATGACCATCTAACCAGGTTCTGCAATTTCGCTCCGTTGCCGGACCAATTGCTTGATCTAGTAGAGCATTGCAACCTTACCGGGGAAATACATGAGGAATTTCCATTCATCTGCTATCACTTTCATTCGTATTCATACACTAAAAGACAATACGAGGAACTTTGCGAATTTCATGTAAGGTTGCTAAGTAAAGTGCAGCATCACAAAATGCTTTCAGATAATGTATCGAATACGCTTCTTACGCTCCGGGAGCCGCTTGTAAAATCAGGAATGCCGGATTACGAAGATAAAAACCGAGCTTATTGGAAGGAAATTGTGGAGACTACACCGGAGGTTCAGGGTAGGAGTGAGTTCAGAAAATATTTGGTACTTTAAATTTAATTTTTAAATTAGTTAAAAATTATTAAACCATGAAAGAAGATTTTGCTCATTACTTATTTGAATTTACAGTTAGTAAAGCATATAATAGAGGTTATACATTTACATCAAATTCAGAAAGAGCATTATTTCGATTTTTTAGAGATTCAACACTAAGGAATGACATTATAAACACAAATAACGAAATAATATCGGAAGCAAGTAACAGTGCTGAAATATTGCTGAATTCTATGATACATAATTCTCAAAATAAAAATTTCGTTTTGGATTATAACATTCAGGAAATTAGAAGTTTATTAAAAGATATTTGTCCACTTTGGCCGTTTTGTTAGTCATGACTGAAGAATCAAAAAAGGCATTCGATTTTGCCGCAGATACAATTAAGCAACTAATTACTTTAGCATCTGGTATCATTGCTTTGACAATTACTTTTTCAAAAGACATACTCGGATCTACAAGCACAGTAGGGGTCTATTGGATGTATATATCATGGCTTTTTTACATTATTTCAATTGCTTTTGGAATTTTAGCATTACTATCTATTACAGGAACTTTAGAACCACAAAGTCAACATTCACAAACACCTTCGCCAAGTATTTATGATAAAAATATCAGAAATAAAGCAGCATTTCAAATTATAAGTTTTCTTTTAGCGTTAATTTTTACAGTGATTTTTGGAATAATAACTATAAGTAATATTAAAGAAGAAGATAAAGAAAATTGCCAAACGGGTAAAGTAGAATGCTGTAAAATAAAAGCCATTCATAAAAAAGCCCCATGATTTTGGGGCTTTTAAAATTACTTTTTGAGGACGTCACCCTTTGGATTGCCTCCCTTTTCAATTACAGATCTTTGTCCTGAATTAGTGGACGGAATCTGCCTGCTGGTTCCAACGCTATTACCTCCTGAATTTTGATTGTTATTATTTCCTGAGGAAGTATTAGAACTTTGATTATTATCAGTCATATTATTGGGTTTAGTTGTGATTAAATTTACGAAGAATATTAACGTAAGTGCAATAGCACTTGTATAAATCATCTGAAGTCCTATTTTTATGCAATTATTTTGTTTTTTTATAGGTTTTCGATTATCATTAAAACTGCCTCTGTTGATGCTTATTTCAAATAAATAAACGTCTTCAGCTTCTTTATTTAAAAGTTCATCCATTTCATTAAATCCTATTCCATGAAAAAGCGATTTTGGACGCATCGCGCTTAGCAAGTAATAAATGCCAACCAAATTTAAGATTATTGGAACAAAAAAAATACAAATCCAAACTGGGGTTGTAGCTATTTTATCGAAAACAGAAAAAGAAAAAGGTACAAATAGTGCTGATACGGCAGTAATTGTACCGGCTTTAGCATTATTACTATCGACACTTGCTAATTGGTCAGTAAGTAATTCTCTAGATTTTACTGCTAATAATTCCGGTGTTTCCATAATTTAATATTAAGTATTACCTTTTAATTTTTTCACTAATATCACTAAGATACTCCACTCCTTTTCCTGTAATCAAATACTTCAAAATTCCAGGTTTATTTGGAAATTTAATTGTTCCTTTAAATTCAATTAGCCCTTTGTCCTGTAACACAGAAAGCAATGCTCCGGCTTCAACAGGATCTTTATATCTGAAATCTCTCTCTTTTGCTATATATTCACAGGCATAATTGTAAAGACTTGTTTCATTGCAATTTACCGATTCAATATTTATATTCCTAAAGAACAGTTCTGCGTGTTTTTCATAGTTTATCTGTGTCATAGGATTTGTTTTATTTCAAAATCACTTCAATTTCAGGGTGGTATGTAATATCAGAACTGGCATCAACATAATGAAACTGTTCTTTCTTAATTTCGATGTTTAATTCTAATCCAGGATTTTCCTTTGCAAATTCATCAATTTTGTTTTTTAAGCTTTTCTTTAGAATCTCAATTTCTTCTCTGATTTCATTAATTGTCTTGTTACTCATAAATATATTTTTTAATTAATTTTTCAATGCTCTTTTTAATTCTTCTCGCTGAAGTTTTTCCGTGATGTTTTTCATTTTGTAGCCTAAAGTGTTGGCTTTGTGAGTGGACATGAATCCTATCTCTTCGCTAAAATCAAACACTGACTTTTCAAAATCTTCAATCTTTCCAGGAAAACCAATCATCTTTAACTCCCTTATGCTTTCCGGTGTTAATCCTCTTGTTTTAATCTGCTCTTTGATATAAACCAGATCCAGAAAGTCACAATTCAAGGCAAGCGATATTTCCATCAGCCGGCCGTTTAATTCGTACTCGTTCATTTCAATCTATAAATATAATCTTTACGCTTACAGGAAGACTTTTTGTGTGGTTTTTCGTCTATTTTCAAAGCAGAATGATCTACGTATTCAATTTCTCCACTTTGAAGTCGTAAGCATAGATGTTGTAATCTTTCTAGAATAAAATCTCCATTGTCTCGATGTTGTTGACATTCTTCTTCCTTAAGTTTATCATAAACTTCCTCTGCCTTATCGCTGCCGATTAAATCAATTAATCTTCGTTTCTGAGCAGTTATATATTCTGCTTTTCTTACTGTATACACCATTCCAGGTAGTAGACTCATAATCGGAGTAAATGCTACTGCTCTACGAATTCCCTCTTTTACCTTCTCATCCATTCTAATACTTTTTCTGTGTCAAATAATAATTTCTTTTTTCTTCTTCTTCCTTCATATCCTCCTATAAGCAACTCGTCCGGATAATACCGGGACCGCAAAAGCGCATAAACGTCTTTCGGATCCTTTCCGGTAACCTCACAAAACTCATTAAAACTCATAGTGATTTTCTGCACCATTGCCATCCGATTAAAGGCAATTAACAACTCATTCAATGTCATATCTGACGTTCTCATACTTCCTAAATCTCCCTGCATAATATAATAACGTGGTTATAATAGTAAAATTACGAAAAGTAATGTATAAAACCGCAAAATCCTATTGAAAATTAACGTATTACAATCGACTTTTGTAGTACTTAATAAAAATATAACCTTTTAATTATGACAAAAGAAACTATCATTGAAAAGCTTAAAACCAAATACGCGAATTTGGGGTTAAGTGATGAGATTTTAGGGTCACAGGCAGATTTTATTTTAACCGGAAAACCAACTGACGAAACAATTGATGGAGTAGTGGATGGTGTCGGGGGATTATTAAAATCGATTCAGTCAAGCTTAGACAAAGCAAGACAAAAGCCACAACCTCCAAAGCCTGAACAAGCGCCTTCACCTGCAGTGGCACCAAACCCAAATCCAGATCCTAATCCAGGAAGCCCAGATCAAAGTTTAGCCGAACAGGTAAAAGCTTTGACACAGTCGGTGCAGGCTTTAGTTTCCAAAACAGCAACTGACGACAAAAAAGGAAATCTTGTGAAAGCTCTTGCTGCCAAAAGCATTCCGGAGAAGTATTACAACAAATTCCTAAGTACTGTCGACTATGGTGAAAACTATTCCGAGGAAGAAACAGTGAAAGCCATGGAAGCTGAATACGAAGATTTCAAACAGGTTTTTGCTACTGATGCAGCTAAAGGTGGAAATCCGCCAATCGGAACCGGCGGGACTGAGCAACAAGGTCAGGCTTTGAAGGATATTGAAAGGTTAGCGTAAAAACAAAAAAATAATGAGCAAATTAGGATTTAAGAGAACGGAAGTAGCAGGGGATAAAACAATCTTTGCTCACGTTTTGGAAACCGCTTTAGGTGGTTTTGCTTTAGATGTTACCGGGCTTACGAAAGGAGATAAAATTGTTGCAGGTACTGCTTTTTCATTTGATGAAGCTACACGCCTTGCAAAACCGGACCAAACGAACCCGAAGGGGCTGCTTTACGAAGATGTTATTATTGACGATAATACTTCCGTGGATATTGTTTTAAGAGGAACCGTATATGCTAGAAGAATTCCGGCACTTACAGATGCTTTAAAAGCAAAAATGCCACAAATAATTTTCTCACAATCTAAATAATTAACGAAGTATGAGCGTAATAAAATCAGTATTCGGTGAATATGCAACAGATAGTGCATTGCAGCTTATCATCGATAAAAGAATGGAGAAGTTCAAAACAAGAGAATTCACAAAGTATCTCACATGGGACACTCCGCAGGTCGATCTCTCATTCAAAGATGTGATCGGTAGTACAAAATTCGACACTATTGCATCCGTGGTAGGCGAGGATTCCACATCTCCAGTAAGGAGCCGTGCGGGTCTTGGTACATTTCAAGGTGCTATTCCCACTATTTCCCATAAGTATTTAATGAAGAAATCTGACTACAGAAATTACGTCACTCTTCAGAATATGGGAAATGTCGATGATGATGCGAAGAAGAAGCAAATAATTGATCTTATTTTCAATGACATTCAATTTGCTGCTAACGGCTGTACAGGTAGACTAGATGTAATGTTTTTACAAGGTCTTTCTACTGGAATGATTGATCTTTCGGCAACAGGCAATCCTGATGGAGTGGCCTACGGACAAATTCCTGTAGGGCTACCAACTGACAATGTAATTGAAACTTCAAAGGTATGGTCTGACACGACCGCAACACCCCTTGATGATTTTGAGGCGGTTACAGATGCTGCGCAAAGCAAAGGTAATGATGCATTTGAAAAAATGATTATGACCCGCACAACTTTCAATAAGCTCAAAAACAGTACTCAAATTCAAAACATATTTAAAAATACAGTTGGAAAAGTACCTGTCTTAGTAACACTGGATAACCTAAACGAATATCTAAAATCGAACGGATTGCCTATAATTGAACTTCAAACTTCTTTGTTTAACATTGAGGAAGATGGAGTAACAAGAGCTTTCAGGGCTTTTGCAGATGACGTAATCGTTTTTGTCCCTGCTGGAAATTTAGGAAAGGTTAAAAATGCACTTGTCGTTGAGGGTGATCTAACGAAAGTTAGCGGACATTCATATGCTAATGTTGATAAAGTGAAAATCGCAAAATGGTCCGAGACTGAACCTTTTAACGAATTCACAAGAGGTGAATTGCTTGCAATTCCTTCGTTAACAGCAATAGACGCCGTATATCACCTGAAACTAAAAACAGCGTAAATAAATGAAAGTTAGGGATTATATAACAGCAAACCTTGAATTGTGGTCGGTTGATATTTCCGATTCGCTTATTGATGCAGAATTGATTAATGTCGGTTTGAATAGCGACTCCGAATATAACTCCGAATCAGAAGTAAAAACTAAAACGCTGTTTTACAACATAATCCCTAAGCTTTTATTAAGACCAAAAAGCGTTTCAGAAGGCGGTTATTCTATCACATATGACAGTGAAGGCATAAAGTCGTTTTATGAGATTCTTTGTCAACAGCTTGAACTTCCAAACGTGCTTTTGAAGAATAAAATTCGAGACCGATCAAACCTATGGTAAAGCAATATCCTTACAAGCTTGAAGTATTCGTCAAAACTGAAGCGAGCTACGATCCTGAAACTGGTGCATGGCTTCCTGGTTCTGAAGATTGGCAGGATTTCGGGAAATGCCGGGATGAAGTGAATAACTCAGGAACTCGAAACAATCAAAACGATCAGATCAAGTACGAATATACCTGGTTAATCCAATGCCCCAAAAGCCTGAAGCCAGTAAGCATTGGTTCGACCATTCGAGTGATGGATGAAAACGGCAACGAGCGAATGACAGGGGAAGTTTTGAGAGTAAAATACGATCAATTACACAGTAGGATATGGGTATAAAAGCAAACTTTAAAATGCCGCAGGTAAACAGATATATCAACGATATGCTGGACGCCAAAATTCAGAATGTAATCCGGATTATGCGAGTTGTCGGCGAGGATGCTGTAAACGAAGCAAGATCGTACGCTAAAGACAATGACTGGCGGGACGTTACTGGGAATTTAAGAAGCTCAATCGGCTATGTCATTACTCTCAATGGCCGTGTAGTTGATAATAATTTTGAAAAAGTACAAGGACCGCAACCATCGCAAAAAGATGGTAAAAAAGTCGGAAAAGACCTAGCCATTGATATTGCGAAAGCTCTTCCAGAATTAGCTCTTATTGTTGTTGCTGGGATGAATTATGCTGTGGCAGTAGAATCGCGAGGCAAGAACGTGCTAACCAGCGCCGAGCTTAAGTCAAAACTAGATTTACCACGACTTTTAAATCAAATTGCATGAGACAGTCAGATATTGAAGGCAAGCAGTGGATTTTTGATGCTCTAAAAAATGGAGGAGTACGAAACGTTATTTCCGGTGAAATATACAAAGATTTTCGGCCAGCAGGAAGTGTAAAAGAAGACATTGTTATCAATAGTATTACTATGAACAATACTTTTTTACAAACCGGGGCTTTCAATGTTAATTGTTATGTTCCTTATCTGAAAGTTACAATCAACTCAATAACTCAGAATGTACCGAATGAAGCGCGATTAAAAGCTGTAAAAGATGCTGTAAAGCCTCTTCTGGAAAACAAATTTACAAACAATTACAATATTGATATAGAATTCAGCTCTACGATTATGGATGAAAAGGATTGTTATATCAATTTTCGATTAAAATTAAACGCATTTAATAACAAATAAAATTCAATAATATATGGGACAGATTAATAATGGTGTGGCAAAAATTGAATTAGCACCAATCGCTTCCGACGGTGGAATGGGAACCGTATTTAAAACCCTGGGAGAAACGATGCTCGGAACTCTAAAAATCAATATGGAAGACGGTACAACTACTGACTTTAATGTTGAGGAATACGACGAGCCTATTTTCACCCGAACAACAAAAGGCGCAATGTCTTTCGATTTCGATGTTGCCAATCCTGATGCTGATACACTCGTAGAGGTCGGTGCTGGGACTAAAGATGAAGATGGAAACTATACTCCGCCAATCGGTAATGTAGTAATTGAAAGAAGCTTAAGAATTACCCCGGAAGTGGGATTCGGATTTGATGTAGTAAGAACTCTTATCACTTACAAATTCACAACAGACATGGGTAAAGATAATCTTTTAGGCGTTTCTGTGAATGCTAAGGTTTTAAGACCTACAAAAGCAAACACGCCATCATTTGAAATGATTAAATATCCGATAGTACCTTAATTTTTCTTTTCAGCGCACTTGCTTAGGTGGGTGCGCTTTTTTTAACATATAAAATATTGTACTATGAATGAAGAGGAAAAATTAGTTGCTGAGGAAAAAGAATTAAAAATATTAAACGAAGTCGGTTTTGATGTGAAAACCCGGCTTTTTGGAAAGGAAAGAATTTGGAAAGTTAAAAAGGTGCCGCTGGCAGTGATGTTTAGGCAAAGTCATCTTTTCTTCAAGTTGAAAACGTATCAAGATCAGATGCAAGGTGAAGATGTTACAGTTATTTTGAATGCACAGTTTAATTCCGTCGCTGATAACGCGAAGTTATGCGCTGAAATTATTGCTGTAACTATTTTGGGAAACCGATGGAAAATTAAACTATTCAAAAGAATTCTTACAGAACATCTTTACGAAAATATTGATTCTAAAGATCTCTTGGAATTTACGCAAAACGTTCTTTCGTTGAACGATTACCAGTCTTTTATGACCTCTACCACATTACTAAGCGCAGTAAGAGTGACGAATCCGATGAAGGTAGAGAAAACGGATTAAAATCAATCTATGGTCTATGTGGTCAGCTATGCCACCACTTCGGATGGTCACTCGATTACTTATTATGGGAGGTTGATTATGCTTTCTTGCAGAGAATGCTGATCGATGCGCCTTCTTATGATTACGATAAAAATGAAGATGATAAAAGTACTGGAAAATCTTCTGGAAAGACGGTAAGCTATACCGATCAAACTCCGGAGCAGCTTTTCTCAATGCTTGAAAAATATAAATAATGTAGAGGATGAATAATGTAGGAGGTGCTTTGAATTTCAATGCGGTGCTGAATATGCAGGATTGGGATAATGGCATTGCGCAGATGAAGCGAGACTTAACCGGGTTAGGCACTGTTACTAAGTCGCAAACCGCTCAAATGGATTCAGCTTTTAGAAACTTGTCTGTGGGAATAGCTGGTTACTTTTCAGTGGGAGCATTGAAGAATTTTGCCATGGAAATGATTAATGTTCGTGGCGAGTTTCAAAAGACCGAAATTGCTTTCACTACAATGCTCAGAAGTCAAGATAAAGCAAAAGCTTTGATGGCTCAAATGGTAGAGCTGGCAGCAAAAACACCTTTTTCATTACAGGAAGTCTCGGACGGAGCCAAACAATTACTAGCTTTTCAAGTTCCTGCAAATCAAGTTGTGGATGTACTTACCAGAATGGGTAATATTGCAGCCGGTCTTGGTGTTCCGCTTTCCAGGATCAACCTGGTTTACGGACAAGTCAAGGCGAAAGGAAAACTGATGGGTGATGATTTACGTCAATTCACCGAAGCTGGTATTCCTATGGTTGCGGAGTTGGCTAAAAAGTTTGGCAAAACTACCGGAGAAATTCAGGATATGGTTTCCGCTGGAAAAATTGGCTTTAAGGACGTACAGGAAGTGCTTTATAACCTGACTAACGAAGGTGGTATGTTCTTTAACCTGATGGAAAAACAATCAGCATCAGTTAGTGGAAAAATAGCTAATCTGGGTGACGCGTGGGATCAAATGTTAAACAAAATAGGGCAGTCAAACGAAGGATTGATCTATTCAGGGATAGCCGGACTAACTGATTTGGTTGAACATTATCAGGAGCTATTCGAAATAATAAAAACTATTGTTATTTCTTATGGAACATACAAGGCAGCAATAATAGTTACAGCAGCCGCTCAATCATTAGTTAATAAAACACTCGAAACCGAAATAGGGCTTTTGAGTTTTTCCCAAAGAATGAAATTAGGAAGAGCTCTTGTTACTCAAAGACAAACAGCCGCGACCTTATTGGAAGCACAAGCAGAAAGGGCTTCTTTGTCTACAAAATATGCCACATTGCAAGCTGAGATTTCTACATTAGCGATTAAAAAGCAAAAAGCAGTTGCCCTTGGTATAGAGAAAGCGCAAGCTTTAGGAAATGCCAGGGTACAATTGGCCCTTGCACAATCTGAACTAAGAGCTGTTACGGCAAACGGAACCGCTAGAGAAGTTTTAGTTGCTACTAAAAACGTAGAGAAAGCACAAAATGCTGTAATCGCAGCTCAAGAATCGGCAGAAATAGCCAGAAAGGCCGCGTTATCTGCTGGAACACAATTTTACACGACTCAAAAAGAACTTGAAACTACTGCAACAGCGCTATCATCCGCCGCAACAGCTGTTAATACAGCAGAGCAATTAGCAAATGCTGCAGCTAAAGACGCTAATGCAATTGCTACACAAAGATTAACAGCTGCACAATTAGCTCAGGCTGCAGCTACAACAGCTACAGCAAAGGCGTTATCTTTCCTAAGTGCTACACTTTTTGCGAACCCATACGCTTTAGCAGCTGCTCTTATCGCGGCCCTAACTTACGCGGTTTATAAATACGCTTCTGCGCTTACTGTTGCTCAGGAATCACAGAAGAGAATGGACGAGGATCGAAAGTCGCAAATTCCTTCAATAACAGAGCAGGAAGCAAAGATTAAATCGTTGATAAAAGTTATTCAGGATCAAACTACCTCTGAAGAAAAAAGAACTTCTGCAATTAAACAAATCAAAACAATTACCAATGGAAGGCTTGATCAATTAGATGCCGAAGCTGTTAAAACAGGGAAAGCTACTAAGATGATAAAAGACTATATCGAAATGCTAAAATTAGAAGCTGAAGCAAAACGGTATGTTAATGAATTGGGTAGGCTTGATGCTGATATTGATAGTCTTAAAACTAACAGGGATAAATTTGGAGTAGGAGACGTCTGGGATGATTTCACAGATTTCGACAGTGATTTTGCGTGGAACTTAAAAGATCGCAAGAAGCAAAGAGTTGATAAAGCGGTCAAAGACATGACCGAAGAGAAAAAAGAAATCCAGAAAAAACTTGATGATCTGGCAAAACGTGGCGTAAATATTTCAGAAACAGAAATCACGGAAGAAACAAAAGCCGGCAAAGCGGGATGGGCTAAAAGAATTAAAGATCAGATTGAAGCCTTGGAAGCTGAAGCGGACAGTGCTCCGACGCAAAAAGCATTCTTTCGAATTCAAGCCAAAATTAAAAAGCTACAAGATCTTTTGGATCCTCCAAAGGCAAAAGAAAGGCAACTTGCTGAAATTCTTCCTTTTGGTTCAGTCAAAGAATTACAACGAAGAGCAAGTTTAATTCAAGAAGCAATTGATACAGCTGTAAATGGAGTAGTTAAACTGAGAAAGCTTGACAAATACGGAAACGACAAAGATAAAAAGGGGAATCCTTACTTAACAGGAGAAATAGTATCAACAGAGGAAGCAGGTAAAAGAATTGACCAAATTAATGAGGAAATAAAAAGGAGACAATATAAAAACTTCGATGAACAAATTGCCGAAACAGAAAGGCAATGGAAAGCAAAGTATCAGATAGCAAAGAATTATGGCGATCAGATTGCTGATGAACAATTCCCAGAACTGAAAGGGTCTTACTATAACGATATTTCTAAAAGATTTGAAGAATTAAATATTAAACGCACTCAGGGTGTAAAATTAACCGATTCCGAAATTACCCAGTGGCAAAAATTAAAAGATATACTTTCAACATTGACAGGTGAGAAAGATCCATTATCGAATTTTAAGGATTCGATGGATAAGGTTCTTCAGAACATGCCTTCTCTTTATGATCAGATTGAGTATTTACAAAAACTAAGAGATTCACAAGACGAAAACGGAACGAGTCAAGGTTTTTATGCTGCTGCTGATTCGAAACTTCAAGAAAAGATTCAGGAGCAAAAAAATGTTTACCAAGATTTTCTTAAAGAACAAGAAACATTTGAGCAAAAACAAGTTCGTATAGCACAAAAGTACAATGATATACGTGCGCAGATAGGTAATAATAAAAAAATTACAGATACAGAACGATTAAAATTACTTGATGCTGCAGGAAAAGCGGAAGCAAAAGAATATCGTGATGCGTTTGTCTCTGTTCTCGAAAAATCAGACATGTTCGAGAAAGTATTTGGTAATATTGATGCTCTTACAAAAAAAGAAATATCAAAGTTTATTCCTGAATTAGAATCAAAAATAAATGACTTAATAAATCTTGGAGCGCCGGCTCAGGAGATAGAAAAATTCAGAGAAAAACTTGAAAAACTAAAAGACCTATCTAAAGATTCTGGTCCTATACAAAAACTAATATCAAGCTTTAAGGAATTACGGAAAAAAATTAGAGAAGGTACCGCTACTCAAGAAGACTTCAACAGATTAAATCAGCACATACAGGAGACGAAATTTTACACCGACTTAGCAGTAAATTCAGCAAAAGAGTTGGCAGAAGCACTGAGTCTTGATGGCAAAGGAGGACCTTTTGAAAAGTTTGCCAAGGATTTAACACAAACCCTAGAAGGTCTTGTAAATGCACTTGTGGGATATTTTTCAGGGAATATTCAACAGATGGTCGGAGGTATTGCTCAAATGGTAGTAGGTATTGTTAAAATGCTATCTACAGCCGGCGACGGAAGAAAAGAAAAAAGCATTCGCGCTTGGAAAAGAGCTGTAGATGAATTGAAAAATTCCTATGAAGAACTTCAGCGTGTAATTGAAAAAACAGCCGGAGAAAGTCAATTATCTATGCAGCGAGAACTTATTGCTAATCTTAAAGAGCAACAGAGAATCCTTCAGCAGATGAGATCTAAAGAATCAGATAAAAAGAAAGCTGATCAAGATAAAATTGCCAGTTACACACAACAGATTAATGATATAAATATCCAGATTCAGGAATTAATAGATAATTTCCAAAAATCCGTTACCACTACTGATTTTAAAGAATTATCTGAAAAAATATCCGATGCATTAATTGATGCGTTTAGCAAGGGAGAAGACGCGGCTTCCTCATTTGATAAGGTAGTTGATCAGGTTATGAGAAATGCTGTTGCAAACGCTTTACGTATCAAAATTCTTGAGCCGGCAGTTCAAAATATGGTCGACGCTCTTTATTCGTCTATGGGATTCGGAGGACAAGCTGGCGCAACTGCACAACAGGCATCATTGTTAAAAAGTTATGAAGATCAGATTAAAGAGATCAATGAGAAGCTTCAAAATGCAAGCAGCACTCAGGCGTACGATTTAAATAAAATAAAGGATAGTCTTCTAGAAAAAATTAAAATTTTACAACAGCAAATTGCTGCAAATACAGTATCTGGTAGTTTTGACGGGCTTACAGACGAAGAGCGGGACAAGATTAAAGCTATGGGAACTACTGCCATGCAGCAGTATATGGCAGCTCTCGAACAGTATAAAGAATTATTTGGTGAATCCGCAGAAAACGCTCAAGGTTTAAAAGGAGACATCAAAGGAATCACAGAAAAAACTGCAGGAGCATTAGAAGGTCAGATTAACGCTATGAGAATCAATGTTGCCGAGGCTTTGAAGATTCATCGTGAAAATCAGAAGGTATTTAAGAATCAGCTTTTACAGTTAACGCAAATCGAATATAACACACGGCCTTTAAAAGGAATATTTGAACAAATTAAAGAATTAAACTCTAAAGTAAAAGGCGGCAAGCTCGCCGGTGTTCCATAATGAAAACAGATTTTATACTTACAAAAATAAAGGATTATAATCCTTGCAAAGATGGATTTCAAACTGCTGTAAAAGACTCTTCAATGAAGAGTCTCTGCAGCTTGTTTTTTGCAAATTCTGACTGGGCGTTGCGTGAAAACTTCCCTTCCAAAGAGGTACTGCAAAAATACCGTGGTTATTATGAACAATACGGCGTTTTCTATCAGTCAAACTCTTTACTTAAAGGGCTTAGAATGGCTATATTTGACTGTGTTTCAGAACTTAGCTTTTCCGGCTTTGATATTTCTGAAATAATCATCCGGGGAAATTCTAAAATCACTGTTAAGGCTTCTGATTATTCAAAGCTTTTTATTACAGTCCTGGATGATGCTGAATTGATTATTGAAAGAGAAGAAACAGCCAACGTTAATATTTTTCGTTACGGAGGTAAGGTTTCAGGTGATGGCGAGGTAAAAGAATGTAGATGGGATTAGTTTGGAGAATAAACGGTTTTGATTTTTTAGATTTTGGCGTCCATGTGTCAGAATCTAAAGGCGTTCTCGATAAACTAAAACCTAGAGAACGTAATTCTTATACTTGGGATGAATATCATGGTAAACAAATGAATCTTTCAGCTCCTAAATACGATTCTCGGGAAATTGTTTTATCATGTTGGATTCAAGGTGCTGATATTGATGATCTAACAGAAAAATTCAACACATTTTTAGCTTTTTTTGATCGTAGTTCAACAAACCGGTTTACAATAGAGCCTTTCGGAAAAAAGCCATATGCTTACGAAGTTATTCTGGGAAATGGAGCTGAAATGACGAAGGACTTCAGAGAAGGAGTTGTTTTCGGAACCTTTGAACTGTCACTTATTGAGCCTAATCCAATCAAGAAAATTCTTAAAACATCGCTTGACAGTTTTCGGTTAAAATATACATCGCCTTCCGAAACTGAGATTTTTCCAGGAGACGGAACGAAACTCGTAGGACGTGGTGATGTAGATTTTTTATTTCAATATTCAGCACCAAACTATCAGAGTTCAGGTATATCATTAGTCGAAGGTAGTGTAATTAACAATGAATATTTTCAGCTATATACAATACCTGAATCATTAAGTGCCTATCAGTTTTCAGTTGAAGCAACTTTGAATTCTCCAAAAGACATGAAGTTATATGTTATTGGACGGAAGCCAGACGATACACACGAGGTTGTTGGTGTAAGTGGAATATTCCAAGGAGTTACAGGTAAAAATGTTTTGTCTCTTGTTAAAGAACTCTATATAGATACTTACACTAAGTTTTTCTATAAAGTTTTAGACACCGCAGGAAGCGAAATACCGGGTATAGTACTGAAATACCCAAGAGTTGAAACAGCAGAAGTCGTGGGCAGCTGGCAAAACATGATAGGAAAAGAGAAAATCATCATTATCGCAGGGAATATTGATGATGTTGCAATAATTGAAACGCCTGCAGAAGTAATATGGGAAAAAATATAAAAACTAAATAATGGCAGATCAGATAATTATTAACTTAACAGATTCTATACCACCTGCAAACGTCGCGACAATTGATAAAGACGGGCTTACTGGTACTACAGATACCAAAACACAGGTAAATAAGAAAATTAGTGATCTTCGGTCAGAATTACAGCAGGTTATTGAAAGTGACTTTAAAGGTAATTTGCTGCCAACTGACCCCGCGCCAACTGAAGATGGAACGTACAAGCCCGCTTTATCTTCTGATGATGCTAATTCAACAAATCCGGAAGATTACGGAACTCTTTACCCTAACGCTGGAAATTTACGAGCTAAAAAAAACTATTACACAACTTTTTACAAAAAGGGAAGTATATGGACGAAGTCGGAAGAGCAATTTCCGCAAGCTGAAAAGTTTATTCCAAGATTTGAGAATCTCACATTTCCCGCGTCTTCAGGAACACAGGCTGTGTATGCCGAAACGGTATGGCAAGTAAAAGATGGAGAAATCGCAACTGAAACAGACATTCCAAGTGATGATTCAACAAGTGTGTGGCAATCGATCGTAAAACAAAATGTTACCAATGTAAATTTTGATCCTGATCAAATAGTCCCTACCGAAGCTCTATACGAAGATGGTTCTGTAGCTGTAGACATTCAGAAAAGAATAAGTGATTACGGGGTGGATCAAAACCGACGAGAAACAACAATTTGGTACGATGGAACCGCTATGACAGATGCCCGACTTGATAACGATATTTTCATAAAAAGAAGCGGGAAATATCTTCAAAAAACGATTTCAAGGGACACATTTTTGAAAGTAGGAACAATTTCAGAGCTACGCCAAACCAACGCTTACTACGAAGGTCAAGAGATCTCACTTTTGGGTTATTATCAATCAGGTGATAAGGCGACATTGACTTACAAGTTTACAGTAGCGAATTTTTCAACACTTGTTGATGATGGTGGAAGCGTTATTAAAGCATCTAAAGGCTCGTGGATTGCTCAGTTTAGTGACAGTATATCAGTGAAAGACTTTGGCGCTAAAGGCGATGGTGTAACAAATGATACAGATGCTATACAACGAGCGTCAGATTTTGCAAGTAGTGTATCTGTAGGAAAATCAATACTTTTATTCCCCGTATCAAACAATTTTGTCACAACTGATACTATTACGGTAGGCGTAGGAATAGACGTAATAATGGATAGTCCTATTAACTATAAGGGCAATAAGGATAGAACAGCCCTAATAATAGGCAATAAAAACTCTAATAATTTTTCGAGAAACTTCAAGATAAATGTAACAGCTTTTGGAAATATATCAGATTGGACTGATGAGTCTTATAAAGGTGTTGAATTAATCAACGTTTATCAATCTACTATTAATATAGTAAGTATTACATATTTTACTATTAATTTAGAATTAATTGGAGATACGAGAGGATTAGCGTACAATGAAATAGAAATAAATGAATTAGCTCATGGAAAAATACAGTTATTGTTAAATTCAAGAGACGCCGGATGGTGTAATGATAATAATTCATATGGTGGCAGGTTCTGGGTAGCGAGTTCCGTCAACCCTGGTAAGAGTAGATATGGAATAGTTATAAAATCTGAAGATGGCTATAAACAGAATAATAATGTATTCTATAAAACCAGTCTAGAACTTAATGACGAGGCTGCAAAAATTGGAAATCCTGATGGTGAAGCTGTACCTATTATTATAGAAAACGGCAGGCAAAATAAGTTTGAAAATATAAGAGACGAGGGAAATGCATACACCATTAAAACATTAAATGATTCATTCTCTAATACAGTTGATACAGGATTTAGTTCCGTATTTGCTCGGTACAATAATAGAGTAAAAGATGAAGGATCTAATCCATCTACTATATATAAAACAAGAACACAATCAGTACATCAAGAGTTAGGGTGGTTGATTTTTAATTCAGGAAATCTTGCATCTTCTTTCCAGCAATTCACATCAAACACAGTAACTCCAATCAATCCTGATATTATAGTACAGAATGCCGGTTCTACCGGACCTACAGCATCCGTAAGCAATATCACTATTAATGCCGATAATGTTGCTTTAGGGAATAATACAATAGGTTTAGGGGTAAGGATTGATACAAGTGTAAGAAAACGATTTAATGTTGTTACGAATGCTGTTGATAATACAGTGGGTAGAGTTTCTATTATATGTAGGGATAGCGGTGGTAATATCATAAATACGGATGGATTAGTTAAAAGTTCTAGTAGATATACTATTGTTACTACATCTAATTTTGGAGGAGGTTTTGCGATAAATACGGGAACAAACCCCAATAAAGATGTGGGTAATATTATGCAATATTTCACCGTTGGTGAAGAGGTAAAGAGTATTAGTATTCTGTTTACTTTTTACGATGCAGCTTTCAGCCTAAGAAGTTTCCAAGTATATTCTTTAGATGGTTATACGAATACAATTCCGTACAGGAATATTCATAATAAGATAGCATCGGAAGTGCCGGTTTCAACATCTTTTAATGGAGACTTTGTATTCGATCCTACAACTACCCGACTTGGGTGGAAGCGCACGCCTAGTGGTTGGATTGAGCATGGGGCACTAGCGACTAATTCTTCAGCGGGTTATGTAAAACAATCTTCGGCTATTTCTGATTCTACCGAGGCTAATGCTACAGATTTAGCTACAGCTATCACTCTGGTAAATGATTTAAAAGCAAAGTTAAACGCAAAATTAGCAGCTGATAGAACGTCAGGACAGCAAGCGCCATAAATGAAATTTAAATGATAAAACAATTTATGATAAAAAACCTTCTCATCTTGCATTCAGGTAATGCATGTGGTCAAAGAGCATCATCCTAATGAACAATATTACTCTAAACAGAAACGGAAATCCTATTTTCAATTTGATTGAAAGAGGAAAAAGGACGGTCGAGACCGCTTCCTTAAACCGGGCATTACTTTCGGATGATTCAGTATCTATAAAGCTAAATTCGGTTTCTGAATTAGACATCAAAATAAACGATTACTTTATTCTTTTCGGCTCCGTTTACAGAATCAATGCGCTTCCGGCGGTCGACAAGAAAAGCAATTCACAGTACGAGTATAATATCACCGCACAGGGTCTCATGTTTGACCTTTTACGATGTAAGTACTTTAATGCCGATGCAACAGGTTTTGGTCCTGATCTGGAATTTCCGCTTATTGGAACTATCGAAACGTTTTTGGTAGCATTGAGAAATAACATGCAGCGTTTTGCTACAAACTGGGAAATCGGAAACTTCACCAATGGCGAAACCAAAACAATCACGTTTGGTGACGATTCTTGTCTTTCGGCCCTGCAGAAAATCTGTAACGAATTCAAAACGGATTTCTGGATCAAAGTTGAAGGCGATAAGTTTGTGATCCATACCGGAAACTACGGCAAAACCGTTCCGATTCAATTTGAATATGGAAAGGGAAAAGGGTTATATTCTCTTTCCCGAGCAAATGTTGACGATAATGACATTGTAAATCGCCTTTATGTTTTCGGAGGTGCGAATAATATCCCGAATGAATACCGAAATTTCAGCACTCACTTAAAACTACCTGATGCTGACTATATAGAAGATCAAACATCTGTTTTGTCATTTGGTCTGAAGGAAGGCTCAATCACTTTCGATGAAATTTACCCCCATAGAACTGGAAAAATAACAGCGCTTGGAGCCACGAAGTTTAAATTCTTTGACACGACAATGGATTTTGATCTGAACGCTAAGAATACGGACGGATCGACAAAATACCTAGTTGCAGGAACTTCTGCTAAAGTTCATTTCAATACAGGAAATCTTGCAGGTTATGAATTTGAAATTAAGAAGGGTGGATATGATCACGATACCAAATTATTCGAAATTATTCCTTTTAAAAACGATCAGGGACAAAGCTTTCCAGACGAAAACGCTGCGGCGTTTCAATTTGAAGTGGGTGACGAATATGTTTTGATTGATATTAACATGCCACAATCTTATATCGATGCTGCTGAAAACGAACTTCTGCAGAAAGGACTAGAACAGTTTGAACTGAACAAAAACGCAAAGGTTTCGTATTCTATGGAAGTTGACCCGGAGTATATGAAGAAAATAGGAGTAGGGAAGTTTGATATTGGTGATTACATCCTAATTGTAGATGAACCGCTTAAAATAAATAAGATTTTACGTGTTAATCAGGAAACTATTGACTTCTTTCAGAATGGCGAATGGAATCCGTACCGCACAAAAATTGTCATTGCCGACTCTTATGAGATCAATTACGCTTCACAGCTTGTTTTGGATATTAAGGAGATAAAAAATGTAATGTCGATTACAAACCTCGGACAAATCAATTATTCAAAACTTGGATTAAAGACAACAGAAGAATTAAAGAATCTTGTTTTTGATACTGATGATTATTTCCTTCCAGAGAATATACGCCCGAACTCAATCGAGACTAATATGCTTACGGTTGGAGCGAAATCACAGCAAATAAGCTGCTCGGTAGTTTTCTATGTAATGTATGAGAACAACAAAAACAAAGTGAAAGTAAATCCAGGCATTGTGTATTCTCAGACTTTAGATAAAGAATGGACTATCGCAGAAGATACGGAAACAATTCCGGATGATGATTACCGATACGTTTATGCAGCATGCAGTAAGACCGGAACGACCGGGCAAATGGTTTTCACGAAAGAGCAAATCAAGTTCGATGCTGATCCGAATGATTTTTATTTCCTTATCGGAATTCTGCATTCGGTTGTTGATAATGTTCGGGTGCTTTCCATTACTGTTGGAACCACAACGATAAACGGGGGACTGATCAGGACCGGAATAATTTCATCGCTTGACGGACAAATGACCATAAACCTTGATACGCAGGAAATCAAAGCTAAAATCAAGTTTCTCGGAGGCTCTGACGGCTTTACATCTATCGATGGAGGCGTACTTATGTCTGAAGTCATAGAAGTAGGGGACGGTGCAACGTCAAATGCTTTTATTTCTGGGAAAACAGACGCAGGTGATACAACCGGAACAAGCGTAAGATTTGGGGCAGGGGCAAATTATGAAGATCGTGATACAGCTCCGTTCAGAGTACAACATAACGGGAAATTAATTGCTGAAAACGCAGATATACATGGTGTCATAAATGCTACATCAGGAACTTTCTCGGGAACAGTAAATGCTTATGCGGGTACATTCGGAAGCGTTATGACAAATAAGTATTTTACAATTACTTCAGCAGGTTTAGAGTCCCCCCAAGGCTGGATTGTTGTTGGTGATTATACTTCATCTGGTGATAGTAGAAAATTCGCTCAGGTCTCAGGTGCCCAAAATGATGCTGGAGCTCTTATTTCAATAGTCAACACAAAAACTGATGGTACGTTTCACACGGGTATTTTATTGGATGTAAGAAATGGCACCGGGGGCAATTTGGCTTTGGACATTCCGGATGGTGGAATACGTGTACAGGGTCAAAATGGCTATAACGGGACAATTAAAGTTCAAACAGCTGCAGGAAGCAATATATTCATAGAAGTGAGACAAAGAATATTAACAAATTGGTACGTATAAATTTTTAAAAATGAAATGGCAAATCCAAACATTAACCAGATAGGAAAAATACAGCAGCTCATCATAAAGAATCCGTTTGCATTTGTCGCATCAGTTTTCTTTTTAATGTTTTTTGTTACCTATTTTATAAATCTGCGGGCAAACAGTGATTCGGTAGACTATTGGAAAAAACAATACGAAGAAGAAAAAAAAGCTAAAGATAAGCTGAAAGATGAACTTTTAATGAAAGCCGGGTATATCAAAGAAGAAACAATTAAACAAGCAGATAGCACCCTTAGACAAAAGACACAGGAACAAGCAACAACACTTTTAAATCAATCAAAATGAAAAAGAATGCATTTATAGCGATTTTGGTTTTAGCAGTGATCGGATTAACTGCAAACCTTTTCACAGGATGGTTTACCTTAAACGAAAACGAACGTGCCGGAAAAGAATCAAAGGCTCCGCCAAGAGATACCGTTTATTTAACCAAATACATCAACCGGATAGATAGTACTACCCACGGCCGATTTGAGCAAAAAGAAGGCGAATTGATCCAAAATAATATCACTAAAAATTACATGACATATGTAAGTGATACATTGGCACCTGCATTGAATATAGCTCAGGATAAAATAGATGAATTAACCCGAGCAAAGTTTACTCTTGAAGGACAATTGAAGGCTACCAGGACCGAGCTGGACGTAACCAAAAAAGCCCGGGTTTTCTATGAGAATAAGTATCTTCAGATAGTTTCAAATACTGCGGATTCAACCGTTGAATATAAATACAATGCAATCGTTGATATTGCTAAATATAATGAGCGAAAATGGCTTTTCGGAAAAGAGAAAACTTATATCGATATTTCTTCACCCGATAAAAATATGAAAATTAATGGTGTTGAGCATTTCAAAAAAAGTATTGATGTAAAGCCTAAGCGATTCGGATTAGGAATTCAGGCTGGATATTATTACGTTCCGGCAGCGAATCAATTTTATCCGGGTTTCGGACTTGGAGTATCGTACAACTTTTTGAGACTATGACGGAAATCCTAAAGATATTCACCTGGTACGGCTTGGGTCTGATCACAGGAATTGTCTCATCTTATTTAATCAAAAACTTACTTGAAAAATGACAGCTTTAGAATTATCAAAAAAATATAAAACGCTACTTGAAAAGAACGGGATCAATACGATGTTGAGATTAGCGCATTTCTTTGCACAACTTGATCACGAATCCGGATTGGTTGTAAAGCGTGAAAATATGAACTATTCAGCGGAAAGACTATTACAAGTGTTCCCGAAATACTTCAACGCTGCAACCGCTCAGCAATACGCACGGAAACCGGAAGCGATTGCCAATCGTGTTTATGCTAACAGAATGGGTAACGGAAACGAAGCTTCTGGCGACGGGTGGAAATACAGGGGCGGTGGATTTTTACAGCACACCGGGAAAAACGAATATAAAACACTGAAAGAAAGAACTGGGATTGATTATGTTGCACAGCCAGAATTGTTGTTAAATGAAGCTGATGCGCTTATTGCTGCATTGGATTACTGGAATCGTTCAAGCCTTTCTCTATTGGCAGATAAAGACGATCTGGACGGAATCAGCGATGTAATTAATATCGGGCGAAAAACAGCCAAATACGGAGATTCAAATGGATTTGCAGATCGTGCCGCAAAACTTAAATTATATAAAACGGTTTTTAAATAACGGCACGCAGATTGATTTTTCACCTTCAATCAAATAGATCTAAATTTTTGTCCCTGGCTATGGCTGGGGATTTTTATTTTCAAAAAGGTTAATTACGAATATTTTTCCTTCTATGTCTATTTCAAAAGGGTTTGTTTTAGATCGGTAAGCCTTCATGTATTCAGCGTGCGTTACTGCTCTTCCGTATATTTTTGATAAAAGACTTTTCAAATTGTTATCGACTGCTATAACCTTGCATTCTGATAGTGCTGTATAAATACTTTTAACCCTTTTATCCATAAAACAAATGTAAATAAAAATACAAATATTCACAAATAAATTTTGAAATGTGAATAAAACGACATATATTTACATTATGAAATCAAATAGACTGTCAATTTTAGAAAATTCTTTAGCGAAGAAAGAAACTGAACTTCAAAGAAGGTTCGACGTTCATTTTGCCGATGTAAAACGAGCAAACGGACAACCGATGAATGATAAAAGAAATGGTCAGGCTACTTTTAACAGATGGGAAAAGCAAAATGATGCTATCCGAAATCAGAAAGCCAGTATTGAAAAGACAAAACTAGCAATCGAAAAAGAAAAAGGCAAAATAGCAAATGTTGAAGCTCAAAGCATTCCTGATGAATTGCAAAAACTTATCGCGGACGGTAAAATAACACAATGGAGAAAATTCCCAAACCGATTTTTTGTTGTTGGCGTTGAAAAAGCCCGATTAGTATGGATGGAAAAGGAAAAATATATCACTTATCAGTATTTGAAAGAAATTCCAAATCAAGAGCAATACGCAATATTTAGAGACATATTCAATGAACTAAACAGAACTTTAAATAAAAAATAACCCATGAAAAACCTTATCCCCCTATCTGATTTCGTTCTGGAGCAAGAAATAAGAATGAGTAGCCCTGAAATATTCAAATCAAAGGTTTATGCTTATGCTAACTTTCTAAAACAGCCTTTAACGCTTGAAATGTTTGTTGCTGTAGACAAACATGGTGTTGTGTTAGAGCCTTTGCAGTTTTGCTGTACAAGTCCAGATTGTGGTTGTATGGGAATGCCTGTAAACGTGAGTTCCCAAGAAGAAATCGACGAATATTATGAAGCTTTGGAAAAGGTTTTGTTTGAAGGGTTTGAACAAAAAGGAGGATTGTCAGTTGCTAAGGCGATTTGTCAAACCTACCAACTTATTGAGGATTTAACATATAAAAAAATACCATTGGTAAATTTAACCCTCACCCCTTCCGCATTACAGCAAATAGGAATAAAAGAATAGAGTATGAAGTTAAATGAAAAACAAAGAGATATTTTACGACAAAAGTACGGAGGTAGATGTGCTTATTGTGGTTGTGAATTAGGTAAATCTTTTCATGCTGACCATATTGAACCTGTTCGAAGAAATTGGTGGGAAAATACGGTTATGCATCCCGAAAGAGAAACTTTAGAAAATTTCAATCCATCATGTGCAAGTTGTAATATCCAAAAGAACTCATACACTTTAGAGGAGTTCAGAGAAAACATAAAACAATTTGTGAATTCCCTTAATCAATATTCTACGCAATACAAATTTGCCAAGAGATATGGCTTGATTTCCGAAACTGAAATTGATGTAAAATTTTATTTTGAAACAATTAACCCCGCGGAGTAATACTCCATAAAATATAAGCGATATTAACATTAAAAAAAATAAAATGGAAAATTTAACAAACATTGAAGTATTCAACATTGAAATCACAGAAGAAGGCACATTTGCTTATATTTCTTTTCAGTACTTAAACAACAAAGGTGACCTAAATAATGGATATGAAAACATCCGTGTCCCAATGAATTTAAGACCTCTTAAAAAATCTATCAGAGGTAATATTTTAGTCGATCAGTCAGAGAAAAACAATCAAGATGTTGAATTAACAACTAAATAAAATACAACTCATTAATTTGAGTGTTTCATGGTTATTAGTTTTTAGTCCTCGGAGAAGTCCGAGGATTTTTACTAATCAGAGATTTCAAAAGCCTTATCACATGTTAAATGAGTGAAATAAGATTTTTTGCCAGTCTTGGGTTCGGTGAAAATTTCACTTTCCCATTTTACCCACAAAATAATAACGTCCCATTTTCTGAACTTGGCTTGATGTGGGTTAAAGGAGCATTTTACCTCAAAATGTTGCATTTTCTTGTCGCCTTCAAAAACTACAATCATGGTATTTATTTGGGGCGATGTTTCTTCAATTATTCTTGCGCGGAGTTTCATTTTTCAAAGTTGATACAAATTGTAACAATGACAAAATATTTTTTGATACAAAATATATCAAATTTTAAATAGCATGAATTTTGTTCTGAGATGAACAAATCAAACATCATGTGTTATTATGTCGATGGGAAATTAACGCGAAAGGATATTAAGGAAGTTTTTAATGTGCAGACGGACTTTCCTGAATTCAACGGCGAAAAGATGCTTTCTGGGTTTCGGGCGAAAGGGACCGTTGATAAACCATTACCAATAATCGCCGACGAAAATCCAGATACTTCAGTTCTTGGTGATTGGGGACTATTGCCGTTCTTTGCTAAAGATAGATCATTCCAGGCTAAAACATTGAACGCTGTAATTGAGGAACTCGACACGAAAAACAGCTACAAAAACAGCATCAATAAAAGGTGTTTGGTTTTGGTTAATGGCTTTTACGAATGGAGAACGCTTGACAA